TTCTCAGATAATATCTTCGTGCGTAAATGTAAGATGGATGAGGTAGATCAATATGTAGGAGAATTTGCAAAATATCTTGATGCGTATGCTAAGATGGTAAACGCAATGGAACCTGATGGAGAAGATACATCAATATATGCTGATTTTGACACATATATGACACGATTAGATCCTGTCGGTGGATACCTTAAGGGTATCTTTGGAGAGGACAGAGCAGAGCAACTTGTCAAAGAGTTTCTTTTCTGCTATAATAAATAGTACTGCTGCAATGCAGTAATACACACAATACAAAAATACGAGGAATACTAGTATGTCATTTGCTTCACTTAAGAAGTCTAACTTTCAAGACTTACTTTCTAAAGCAGAATCACTCAACAAGTCAGAGACCAAAGCAGGTCCTGATGAGCGTCTCTGGAAACCAGAGGTGGACAAAGCAGGAAATGGTTACGCTGTAATCAGATTTCTCCCTGCACCCGATGGTGAAGACCTACCATGGGCACAAGTTTGGAGTCATGCCTTCCAAGGACCTGGCGGTTGGTATATCGAGAACTCCCTTACAACTTTAGGCAAGAAAGATCCTGTTTCCGATCTCAATAGAGAACTATGGAACGCAGGAGCAGAGGGATCTCCACAAAGAGATCAAGCACGCAAGCAAAAGCGTAAGTTAAACTATTACAGCAACATCTACGTTGTTAAAGATAGTGCGAACCCTGAGAATGAGGGCAAAGTTTTCTTATACAGATATGGTAAGAAAATATTTGACAAGATTATGGAATCAATGCAACCCGCATTTGAAGATGAGACACCAGTAAATCCATTTGATTTCTGGAAAGGTGCTGACTTCAAGTTGAAGATCACACGAGTCGCAGGATTCTGGAATTATGACAAGTCTGAGTTTGCTGAAACATCTACACTAGGTGGGTTCAACGACAAAGAGTTGGAAGCAATCTGGAAAGAAGAGCACAGTCTAGCAGCATTTACTGCTGATGATCAGTTTAAATCTTATGATGAACTTAAGCAACGTCTTGAGTCTACACTGAAGGGTAACTACAACAAACCAGTCGATGCTGAAACAGCATACGAAGAGGTTGAGGCAGCACCAAGTCCTGTTGGAGTAGGAACACCCGCATCAGTTGAGAGTGGAGATGATACGTTATCATACTTCGCACAACTCGCACAAGATGACTAAATAATTTTGTTCGAGATGGATCAGCACCCTTCGGGGTGCTTTTTTTATGCCATGTTTATATCTGATGCTGATGCACCTACTGGTTCTAATCTTCCCTTAGTCAATATCGCATAATAATTTTCTACAAAATCTTCTATAATAGTTGGTTTTACAATTTGTATTTGACTCTTTTTAGCATTCTCTTCAAATTCAAATTGCTCATTTGATATTGATACAACTGGAGTTGCGGTAACAGTAGTAGATCCATTATAGTATGATATTTGATAGTTTGATGCGACAACTTTTCCTGCAGGAACAATTATATTATTGTTAGCATCCCTTACCTCTGTGGTCACATGATGTTTAGTTGCTTGTGGGTTATCATATTTTTGGTTTATAAACTCTTGCAACTGGGTTATTGAGCGTGGCCATTGTGAGTAAACATCTACTATGTCATTTGCAACTAGTACAGTCCAATTATAAAATGGATTTTTATAAAATGCTGTTGCAACATCTTCTGGTCTTTCACCGTCTTGCACAGTTATCTCATTAAATATCGTAACCTGTGCCTTAAACTCAGTAAGTATCTCTGCACGTCGCCAAATGTTCTTGACAAATAAAAAATCAGGATCAAGTGGTTTTGATGAGAAATTGTATAATAATTCTGGTAATCCTCTTAACATTAGTATGAAACCTCTCCTGTAAATTCTTTTGATGGATCTCTTTTAAACTCACCTTTATTTAAGGGTTTCAATATAGTACCCGCACCTTTTCTTCCCACATATGATGAACCTTCCATATCGACACGTGTAAGTTTTGTTGTCTCTTTAAACTGTAATTCCATTGTAATTACGGGAATAGTTCCATCAAATATAGTTTGAAGTTGACCAAATGGTGTTGTGTTTATTGTTAATCCTGTCAATGCACATAGTTTTGATCTAGGCATCATTGGATGTTGTATAGGTTTTCCTTCAATCTCACCACTTTCATTGCACCTTACAAATTTTGGAGTTAAGAAAAATACATCTGGAAAAGTAAGCATGACTGCACTACCCTTTCCATTTTTAGAATCAGGGTGCATACCACGTTTAAACCATTCTACTATTTCTATTATCCTATCGCTTTCTTGTTTATTTCTTGCTGCTAATTCAAATCTAAAATTAAAATCTCTACCTTGCATTCTTTGAAAAAACTGTATAGAGTTTTCATTAGGTGCTAATCCTGCCAATCCTGCTATATTCTTAGGATTTAGTTCACTGTTAACTTTGAATGGGTTAGCAGCTGCCTTTGCACCACCTAAACTTCTTTGAATAATTTTTTCTATATTTGCAACTTTATTTTTTCCTTTCTTATCTTTTGCTTTATTGTCTTTATCACTGGTAAGATTGTTTATTAAACCTTGAGTGAAACCAGCTGCCCCAGCTGCAGTTCCTGTAACTGCTCCAAATCTAAGAGCATCGTCTGCTGCAAGTGCAAGTGTGCCTAATTTAAACTCATTATTCCAGTCTGCACCATATCTATATTGAAATTCATTAGGTAAAGGTAGGTGACATTTTGAAGATCTTAGACCTTTCTGTGCTAAAGATGCCATTCTTGCTTTCTCTGCCTTCACCTGCCCTACGGTCATCTCTTTTCCATTGACTATAACGATAGTGCTGTCATCAGCATCTGCTAAAGATATTCTTTCTTTGTTAAACCCGAAAAAATTACCAGATCCTGCTACAGCAAATGTATCTGCATTCAAACTGTTTTCATATTTTTTTAGTGCACCTTCATTACCACCAAATCTTTCACCAGAACCATATCCAGCTGCAACAACATCTACAGCACCATCTACTACGTCTGCTATTCTACTATTCGCTATAGAACCAAGAGCATCGTTTTGTGATTCTTGAACTTTTTTCTGTGCTTCGTCATAACTATACTTTTCTATTTGTAGGTATGAAGCAAAGGGTATACCAGACAAACCAGTGGGATATTCAAATACAGTTTTTTGTTCAGTCATTATCTATTAAAATGAAATTTTTCTAGGGGTAGGGTGCTTAATAATTGCACTTCACTCTCTTTTACCTCGAAGAAGATACGATCTGCATTCTTTGGTATATAATAACGGTAACTAGATTTAGGAAATCTTTTATTATTTAGTGCCTTTAATCTAGAGTTCGTGCCTTTGATATGATGTACGTTCGCACCAAGTAAATTATTCTTCTTATACTCCATAGTATATACGAGAGGATACTGATCCCATGCTCTTAATTGATCTCTAAACTTAGGATCGTATTCAAATGTATAGTATCTATCTGTTTGTGGAGTTTCTACTGCATCGTCTAGCAATATATTAAACACTTCCTCTCTAAGTTTTGACAAACTTATCTTTTTACCCTTCATGTCTGCAACAAGTGCATCAAACCTTGAGTTCTCGTTCTGTGACGAGTCTGAACTCCCAGAGTCTGTCTTTACAGAATTGTTCTGCTGCATCCCATTTTGCTCTGTTGGTGGCATATGTCTTAACCTCCGTAATATACGTTTTGGTTTTTTTGTTTTGACGTTTAGGACCTTCGACCTGTCTTTTGGGTTTGACCTCTATAAGATATGATTTTACTTTACCATCCTTTTCTCTCACTCTCATCCAAAAATCTGGAAAATACCGACGCCATCTACCTGTGACTGGATCTTTATATGGTATCGCAAGTTCTTCCGACCACCATTCCAATACATTTGGGTTTCTGTCACACCATTTCATGAATTTTCTTTCCCACAAAGAACGATATACAACGCCTGTAGGATCACCTTTATACTTCTTGTAATTAATTACTCGGTATTTACCCTTGTATGTCACTATAAATACATATATCAAACCATACGGTTATTTATGGCATCCGCTAGAGGACTAATGAATTTTATGCAGGCTATTGGTAAGTCTGGTGGAATTTCTTCGTCTAATTTATATCAATTCTCATTTCAACCATCTGCAAAATTAAAAACTTTCTTTGAAAACAACTTAGGTGATGAGTTTTTAAGGTTAGTTGACAATGGTGATGGCATGAATTTGCAATTACTATGTAATGAGATACAATTGCCAGGTGTGACATACTCAGCATTTGATATTAAGTCAGTGCATAAAGGTATTACACAGAAAATGGCAACAGCAAAAGTATATAATGAACTAGATGTTAGTTTCTTTTTAGATGGAACATCATTACCATTGAGATTTTTTAGAGCATGGCAAGACTTTACATCAAATACTGTCGCATCTAATCCTGAGTTCTTTTATGATGATCAACAATATAAAAGATCATCTGCATTCAATTACTATGAAGACTATGCATGTGACATGTTCATACACAAGTTAGAGAAGTTTGAGGGTGCTGCAGACAAAGGCACTGATGAGAATGGAAACCCTAAAAAATCTGATTATCTAAACCCATGGAATGCAAGACTTATAAAAGCATATCCATACACTGTAGCATCAATACCGTATTCTTCTGCTCCTGCACAATTAGTTAAGTGCACAATAGGATTCTACTATGAATATAGTCATTTGATAGAAGGTCCTTCTCCTGACGTAGGCAGTTAAAAAACCCTGCTATATAATATACTGAATTTATAAATTATGCCATTACCTGATATTGCAACGCCAACGTACACGTTGACCGTTCCCTCTACCAAGAAAAAGGTAAAATATAGACCATTTTTAGTTAAAGAACAAAAGGTTCTAATAGTAGCATTAGAAAACGAAGACTCAGAACAGATATTAGACGCTATTACATCAACAATACAGAACTGCTTGATCACTAAAGTAAAAGTGGATGATCTGGCATTATTTGATATAGAGTATTTGTTTCTTCAAATACGTGCTAGGTCAATTGGTGAGGAATTGGAGGTTAAAGTTACATGTGCAGATGACGGTGAGACTACCGTTGATGTTAAGTTCTTAGTTAATGATATCAAGGTTAACTTCCCAAAAGGACATACAAATATAATCAAGTTATCTGATGACATAACTGTAGAGATGAAATATCCAGACTTAGATTATTTCGCACAAGTCAATTTTACAGGCACAGAACCAGATCCATATGAGTTGATGGCAAAATGTATTAAAAGAGTTTATGTGGGTGAGGAAGACTACAGTTCATTTACTTTAGAAGAATCTAGAGAGTGGGTAGAGTCATTAACCAGTTCACAATTTGATGCCATACAAACATTTTTTGAAACAATGCCATCATTGAGGCATGAGTTGAAGGTTAAGAATCCAAAGACTAAAGTAGAAAATAAGGTGGTATTAGAAGGTTTATCTGATTTTTTCGCATAGCCCTCTTCCATGAGGGCATCATGACCTTTTATCAAACTAATTTTTCTTTGGTTCAACACCATAAATATAGTTTGACAGACATTGAGAATATGATGCCTTGGGAACGCGAGGTGTATGTGAATATGTTAGCGAATCACTTACAGAAAGAAAGAGATCGCATCGCAGAGGAACAACGTAGATCCTAATGAAAAAAGGTTCAAAAGTCACCAGTTATGTAAAAGACGCAATGGAGTCACTCATGTTTGGAGTGGCAAAATCTGTTGTGGGTTCTGATATTGTAGCTCCTGCTCTTGCACCTGTGCCTATAGATGATATTGATGCGTCATATGGTTCTGTACAAGAGATAGAGAAACCTAAAGAAGAAGAAGGTAAGAAATACGAAGAGATAATAGTAGAAAGAATAGAAGAAGTTGCAAAGGATAAAAGTTTACCATACAAAAAACCAGAGGTAAGTCTAAAAACTGGTGGTATTGCATTAAGACGCACAGTAGCAGAGATTGGTGAAGGTGGCGAACCAGAAGCAATTATCCCTCTATCAAAATATAAAAAGGCAATAGAAGGAATATATCGAGAGGGTGCATCATTACTCATAAGTTCGTCTATTGGTTTCTTACAAACATTACCCGCATCACCCGCAAAAGGTAGTGTTCTAGCAGAAGCAAATAAAATAAAATCTGTATTTGGAATATCAGATACTGCAAAACCCGCATTTAAAATAGGATTAAAACAAGATTTACAATGGTGGGGTGGAACAGGTGCCAAGTCAACCACTGGTGGTAAGATGACTCCATCTGGCGAGAAGAAGGAAGATGGTGCACCCTCTGGTGGAGGTGGTGGTGGTTTGCCAGGTGCAGGATTACTTCGTAATCTTAATAGAATAAGAAAAAGCAAACTTGGTAGAAAAGCATTAGCAACACTTGGCAGATCTAAGATAGGTCAGAGTGTAAGAAAATTTGCAAGACCCGCAACTTCATTATTGCGTAAAGGTGGTAAGTTAATAAAGTCAGGACCTGGCAGAAAAGCAATACAAAGAGTTCTTTCTACTGGTGGTAGAAAGATAGTGAACACAGTTGGTAGGAAAGCAGCAGGAAAAGTAGCAGGAAAATTCTTAGGCAAATCATTGGCGAAGAAGATACCATTTGTAGGTATTGGTGCAGGATTACTATTTGCGGGACAAAGAGCATTATCAGGTGACTTTAAAGGTGCAGCTTTAGAAGCATTATCTGGTCTTGCAGGAACAATTCCTGTGCCTGGTCTTGGAACTGCTATATCTGTAGGTATAGATGCTACACTTGCTGCTAGAGATATGGGCGTATTGCCAGATCAAAAGAAAGCAGAAGAGGGTTATAACGCACTAGCAAATCCAGATCCATCTGTGGATAGTTTAGGTAGACCGATCATACTCAACCCGTCAACCATGAAAGCATGGAAGAAAGCGGTTAACGCTGCAGCAAAAGATGGCGTCAATTTACCAGAGGCTGTTACATCTTCATATAGAAGTCCAGAACAACAACAAGCATTAGTTGATGCAGCACAAGCAGGAGATCCCAATGCTATCAATCCTGCACAACCTGGCAACTCACCACATGGTCAAGGTTGGGCATTAGATATGAAGTTTGGAACTAAAGCAAGTGCGTGGATGAGAAGGAAAGGTAAGAAATATGGTTTCCAATGGCAGGGTAAAGATGATCCAGTTCACTTTGACTTTATAAATGGAGAGGATAACGATAAGTGGTTGAGACCTGGCAAAAATAAGTGGATACCTAACATTGATCCTGCTGAGACAGAAAAAAGTTCATCGGGTAATATTAAAACTGCATCTGGCACAGGTGATGCAATAAAACCACCATCAGGATCAGGAGCAAAGGATACACTTAACGAAGAACCAGTAACACAGGGTAACAAAAATGCTACAGGTGTTGAGGTGTCAACACCACAAATTGTACCATCTCCTCCTCAAAAAGAAATTGTATATGTAAATGTGCCATCGGGGTTAAATAAGAGAGAGAAGATAGCATGGTTTAGGAATCAAATGAGTGTTGTTGATCCTCATGGTAAAGGTAACGTTCAACTAGTATCAGTATTATGATGAAAGCATTACCTCCCGCAATGTCATCAGTAGGATCAGGTTTAATCCTGAGCAAATCGCACATGCAGAAGGCGATGGATATTCCTGCGTCTCAACAGACTATTGATATAAGTGCATCAACGGTTCCAGAGGTTGCTCCAAAACCACAACCAAAACAAAATTTATTACCTCCACCAAAAACACAACCACTTCTCAGTGCTGCTGCACCTCCTGACTTTTCTAAGATGTCAAGGGCACAGAGGGCAAGAATTGATCCAGAATATAAACGTAAATTAATACAACAACAGGTAGATGCTGCACAAAACATTCCTGTAGCTGGAACAAGTAAGGTTCAAGATCTTGACGATGCAGGATTAGGTGAGGATGATACTAAAAAGAACGTAGATAAGAAACTAGAGGATGATTTTGAAATAGATCCTAAGATGAAAAAAGCATTTGGTGATGCATTGGCACTGCCCGCTAAGTCTGCTGCTGTTGCATTGATTGATCTTTTAGAGAAAATTCCTGCACCAAGTAAAGAAGCATCTAAGATCCTTAACAGGAATATGACTAAGATTGCAAATGCATTCAAGTTAGGTGCTGCCAGTACAGAAGTTGCAAATGATGAAGAAGATAATGATGAGGATGATGATGATGACAATAAACCAACATTGCTGCAAGCACTAATCCAAAAAGGATTAAATTTCCTTGGTGGTGGTGACAAGGAGGAGAGTGCATCTGGTGAACCCGCAGGACAGATAAGTGGATCTAGTCCATCACAACCAATGTTACCACAAGCAGGAGATCCTACTACAGGAAAGAGAGCACCATACACAGGAACTGCTGATGGTATAGGTCTTGGTGACGGTTCATCGGGTAGTAGAGCAATGCAACCCATTAAGAAACGTAAAGGTCTTGCTAAAAAATTATTTGGTATGACACCTTTGGGCATGGCATTTAATGCAGGGGGCAAGATGCTCAAGGGTGCAAAGGGGTTAGCTAGAAATGTAATGGGAATGAAAGATGGTGCAAAGAACCTAGCGAAAAAAGCATTTATGGCAACACCCATGGGCATGGGTTTAAAACTTGGCATGAAAGCATTTGGTGGTATTAAAAACATATTCAACCCACCAGACGCACCACAACAAAGTCTAACAGAATTGACAGATCAAACAATAAAGGAAAATAGAGAGGCAGCAGATGAGAATACTAAAAAGAGTATAGCAGCAGCTGCAGGAACTGGTGATGTCGTTGCTGCATCAGGGGGAAATCCTCCTCCATTCCAACAAGAGGGTGGAGAACTTGCTCAACCTAACATTGAAGAATCACCATTCATCAATGTATATAACACTACGTCGCAATTCTAATGTCAGTTAATATTCAATCCAATTTTCAATTAGTAGAGTTCCAGATTGCGGATTTTCCCCCAATCACGGTTAATCAGGTATTGTTTCTTAGATATACTGAGGACATTCAATCTGCTACTATGCTTATGGAAGCACAAATTACTGACAGTGAAACTGGTCTCTTGTCTAGACTGATAGGTATGGAAAATGTATTCATAAGAGTAGCAGATAGTGAAGCTAAAACTGAGATAGGTGGAGAATATGTTATCTATGATATACAAGATAGAAAAAATATAGGTGGAAAATCATCAGCGGTGTTGATGATGTGTAGAACTGACTTCTTAAATAATGCTGCTAGTAAAGTATCTAAAAGGTTTGGTAAAGGAGAGGGTAAAAAAATAGATGAAATTGTTAAAAAAGAAATATTAGGGGATTTACTTGGTGTTGAGGACAGAAGACTCCGTAACTTTGAACCAACAATAAACCAATTCTCATTTGTATCTCCATATTGGAATCCATTTACTGCTATTAGGTGGTTAGCAGCGAGAGCAATACCAGCTGCAAGAGGTAGTGGAACAGCAGCAACTGCAGGATATGCTTTTTATGAAACAAGATCTGGATATAATTTTGTATCATATGACTCATTCTCTAAAAAGAAACCTGTAACACGTATGGTTGTTGGACATGATAAAGGTGAGTTGGAAGATGAAGAAGATACAGGCATAACTGCGGTTGATAAAGTGACTATAGATTCATCTGTTGATCTATTCAGAGGATTAAATTATGGTTCGTACTCAAGTAACGTATTGACGCTTGATTTGGCAAACATGGAATACGTGGAACATCCTTTTAGTATCAATAAATATTACGAAGGCGTTAGTGTTATGAACTCAAGAAACACTCCCAAATTTTTTGATGGTTTTGATAATAAGTTGACACACACCAGAATTATGTCTAAAATAACAGATAGTGCCTTATTTACAGAAGGAACATATACAAAGGGATTTACAAAACAACTTTCACAATCCAGTTTAAGGGAAAAATTATTTTACAGTAAAAAAGTGACAGTAGAATTAGTATCAGATTACTCACTAGAGATTGGTGAGGTGGTTCAATTAGACATTTACAAAGGAACTAGTGATAGAAAATTGGATTATAAAAATTCTGGTAAGTATGTAATTGGTAAAGTGGAGAGAATATTTAAAAGTAGTGAAGATAAAATGTCAACTAGATTAACTCTCTTTACTGACTCTGATGGGGAGGAGTTGAAGACATGATGAACGAAGCATTTGCTAATTTTATAGGAAAAGACGGATTCAACTGGTGGGTTGGACAGGTGGAAAATGATGGTGGAAAATATTGGAATCCAGAATTAAAAGATGGTGAAGGGGACTTTGATTATTCTGATACAGATTGGACTAACAAAGTTAAAGTTAGAATTATAGGATATCATACCCCAAACAGAAAGGAACTGCCCACATATGATTTACCATGGGCACAAGTCTTGATGCCAGCCATATATGGAATGAGATCTGGTATTGGGTCAATACAACAACTACAAATCAATAGTTGGGTTGTTGGATTCTTTATGGATGGTGCATCAGCACAAATCCCAATTGTCATGGGTTCTATTGCTGATGAAAATCCAATCACTGCATATGAGGCAAAAGGTGGATCAGAATTTGGATATGCTCAGTTACAGAGTCCACAGTACAAAGAAAGAGATCATGGTAAAAATGGTAGTGGATCTCCAAACACTGCAAATACCGTTGAAACTGATGAAGAGTCAGGACATGATAAAAAGGCAGAAAGTAATGATGGACATCAAAATGAAGAGGGTGAATCTACAACTAAAAATGAACGAGGTCCTGCAAAAGAGGAGGCAGATAAGCAAGCAGTAGCAACAGAAAAACAAAAAGTTACAGTTCAAGTTGGTAATGGTAAGTGTGGAGCAGAAACTGCTACAAAACTAGAAGGTCCTCTTGCTGAGTTTATGAAGTTTGCTCGTGGAGTAGAGAAAAATGATGTAGATGAGTTTATTGATAAGGTAACTGGTAAAGTTGTTGATATGGACTATGAAATCAACGTCATGTCACAACGCATACAGAAAAAACTTACAGGTTTGACTGCAAATATTAAGGGCGTGGTCATGGAGGAGACCAATAAACTTGTGCAAGATGGTTTGAGTAATCTTAGCATCCCTGATCCAGAATTAGATGGTGCAGTTAGAAAACAATTAAAAGATGTTGGTGATCTCGTATCATGTTTGTTCAAACAGATGATAGGAGAACTAGGTGATTTTATTAAGGGTATGCTTAGTGATCTAGTAGAAAATGTATTAGACACTGCATTATGCCTTGTGCAGAATATGCTAGGTGACATCATGAAAAAAATGATGGATAGTATACAGAGTGCACTAGGTGTGTTGAAAGGTGTTACTGGTGCTATAAAAGGTGCGACAGATAAAATACAAAATTTACTCAATAAGGTTGGTGATTTCTTAGATCTATTCTGTGATGGACAGTTATCATGTGCCATTGGTGCATCAGTATTTGAGACTGGTCTTGGTGCAAAAGTAAAAGGTAATGACGCTGCAGCGAAGCAAATAGCTCAGTTCAAAGTAAAACCACCAAACTCTGTGTCAATTATAGGAGATGCAATACCTAAGAATGGATTTGTTCCTGCTGTAGATAGAAATGGTATTAAAAAAGTTTTCGATACTACAAGTGGTTCATTAGTAGATCTTAATAGTGCAGCGGGTCTTGCCACTGGTATATCACCTAAGAACTTTGATACACGAGGACCTCTAGAAAAATTTGAGGGTATTAACTTCTATGATTCATCAGGTAATATCGCAAGTTCAGCAGTCAACTGTAATAATAGCATCTTGAATAAGAAACCTTGTTTCCCAGAAATGGTATTTGATAACTTAAAATCAACAAGTCCGATCAAAGCATTACCTATCATAGATGACATAGGACAAATACTTGGCGTAATGATGAATAAGAAGGGTTCTAATGTTAATGCAGAGGCATCAGTCAAAGCACAGTTTACATGTAATGAACCAGAGGGTAGTGGTGCACAGTTTAAAACTAATGTTGTTAATGGTGTTATAGATTCTATCGAGGTTATTAAACCTGGCGTTGGATATGGATTTGATCCTGCTGATATATTCTGCCCTAAAGAACAATATGCAGTAAAAGTTAGCAAACTAAACTTATCACAACATGTAAACGATGGTGAATTTATAGAACAAATGGTAACAGGTAATCCAGATATACTACAAGTTGTTGATACAGATTATGATGAAGAGCATATACTGTTAGCAACTATTGATCCATCATTTAATCCACAATTAGAAGTAGGATTGCAGTTAAAAACAAAATCTGGACATGAATTTGTACTAAATTATAACAAAAAGTTCCCAACATTAGTCATACCACAAGGTGCAAAAGCATTATATTCTGGATGTAGTGATATTATTCCAAAGGTTGATAGTGTTAATATCGTAAATGTTGGAACAAATTACACAGATCCTATTATCACCATTGGAACTGGAGATAAGAAAAAACAAATCGGAACTGCTACAGTTGACATTAAA